CCTCCTGCCCCTGCCGGCATGAGAGCCTGCTGGTACATCTCATAGAGCTTCTTGAACTGGTCAGAGTTTGCAGGTATCCCTGCCATCTGGGCCACCATATCTGGCGAAAGGGGTTTTCTCAAGTCACTCAAGGCATTCAGGTTGCCTTGAGTAGCTACCCCAAACTGGTTGAACTGGTTCACGGCCCCTTGGTAATTCTGTTCCCGCTGGTTCTGCAAGGCTTGGGTAGCCTGGGCATTCCTTGCCTGGCGATCGGAATCAGCTCCCGCCAGCGTCATAGCTGCTGCCCGCGTCTGGGCCTCGGCATTCCTCTGGGCCAGGGCTAGCTGGTTCTCCTGCGTTGTGGCGTTCCGGTTACCGAGATCAATCTCTGCCTGTTTCCAGACCCCGGTTTGAGTGAACTGCTCCGCAGCCTGATCAAAGCTTGCCTGCCACCGGGTCGCCGCAACATCTGCCTGAGCTTGATCAAAGTTCATCTTGTCTTTGAACTGGGTAGCCAGTTGCGTCTGGGAATCCTTGGCTAGTTGCAATTGACCCAATTGAATCTGGGTACTCATTACCGCTTCAGCAGAGGACATGAATGCCTGGATTCCCGATTGATACTGGGCATCGGTGATCTGACCAGCAGCCAACTTGGGAGCCATGTCCTTTTGCCAGACTTGGAAATCAAGGGTCCTTTGCTGCTGTGCCTGAAGCTGGGCAAGCTGGGCCAGACTTACCTGGGCATTTGCCATAGAAGCTGCTGCTGATGCACCACTTGCAGCAGCACTTGCCTGACTTTGGGCAATGTTTGCTTTGGCTACATCAGATGCAAGCGCAGTGTTGGCCGCATGGTCTTGAAGCTTTAGCTTGGCTTCCTCAACCTGCTGATTCAATAAATCCGTAGCTGCGGTTATTTGATTGAGTTCTTCTTGACTCTTGGAAGTTCCTAGCAACCTGACCGCATCAGTGACTTGATTCTGGGCACCAAGTTGCGCCTTTGTTACTGCATCAAAGCTCGTAACAAGAATAGCATCTGATTTATTAGCGTTGTAATATTTAACTTCATCTCCCGATGCCTTGGCTCTTGCAATAGCATCAAGAATGGACTGCATTTGGAGATCAACGGAAAGCTGCCCTTTTCTTGCTTCCCAATAATTGGCAGTTTTCTGATCAATTCCTCCAGCCGCAAGAAGGGCATCAATTTGAGCAATAGTGGTCGGTATGCCAGCCATTAGCGATTATATACCTTTTCCCTCGTAGCATTCAAAGCAGTTTCAATATCTCTCTTATTGAATGTATCTTGAATCTTATACCCTGGGTTGAGCCTAGGCTGATTGGTAGAGGAGTTGATAGCCATTGCAGCATTGAACCGATCATCAAATGAAGGCGCAGGAGGCCAGGCACTAGGAGGGAGCTTGTTTGCTATGGCTTCTTCATATGCCCGTACCTTTTGCACGGACTTTTCAAAGATCAGGTCCTGTGCAGGGCTTTCACTCATGAGATACTTGGCTTGTGGAGTAGTCTTGGCTGAGGTAAAGACCCCCGCTCGCTGTACGTCAATGATCATCTGCCCCACCGCGTTGGCTAGCTTGCGCCTCTGGTCTTCCTGAGTTGCCGGATCGGAGCTTTGGAAACTGGGGAGGGCCTCCAGATAGGCTATGGCCTGCCTGCTGAAAAGCTTGATGTCCTTCCTGGCCTTGTCCCGGAGGGCTTGGACATCCTGGCCCCCCTGCTGCCTATAGAACGCTCCAACAAGGGAATCCAAGCCAGGGACACCTGTGGCCCTGCGCTGGGGGGAGGTGGCCGGGGAACCTATTCCCGTGGCCCGTGAAAGAGTGTCCCCGGCGTCAAGGAGTTGCTGGCCCGTACCTCCACTGACTGACGTGATCAGATGTTCCACGTAGGCCGGAGAAGTACCAAACACCCTTCCGAGGGCCTTTGCTAGTGCGGTGGTCCAAGGTCTGGTCTGGTTCTCTGGCGGGAGTGCATGCAATGGATCAGGGACAATGGAAAGGTTCCGGTAGGTGTCCTTGTTCAGGGCTACTTCCGTCAGTCCCTTTGCAACGGGAGGAAGGTAGCTGGCGAAGTTGGTGGGGTTACCGGTTCCCTGGAGCGGGGTCAAGGAACCCACGAGGCTCTCCAGTACACCCCCCCATCCACGGGAAACCGTTTTCCCCTCCTCAGGTGCCCAGGCACCCGTGACCATCTTGTCTGTTGCAGTAGTGATCAATGAGGAAAGTGTTTGTACTTCTTGGGGAAGAGGAATACGGAGGAACTGGGGAGGGCCAAGGTTTCCATTCGCCTCGTTGGGACCTCTTCCCAACATGATCACAATCGAGGAATCCTTGATGTAATCAGGAACCTCTGCATACTCATTGGGAAACTGGCTACGGTTCCAGGCTTCACTGGTCAGCTTTGGAAGGGCCACCCCCAAGGCAAATGAAATTGCAGTTGCGGTCCTGTTGCCCTTGGCAAAGTCCCTGCGTATGAGGTTCTCCCCACCTTGCACTGCAACATTGAAGAAGGGAACGATCTGGTTGATGACCCGGGGAAGCACCCCCATCCGGTCAAAGTCCATGGTCACATTACGGGCATCAAGTGCGGAGGTGATATCGGATTTTCCAGCGTCCCGGGATAGCCTGAATTGGGCTAGTCTGGGGGCCGCTTCCACCTTGGCACTGAGATTGGAAAGTCCCGAGGCTTCCGCAACATCATTGATGGCTGCTCCCGGCACATTGAGCGCCTGATTGATTGCGCTTGTCCATTCCTGCAATTTGACCTGATCCCTGACTTCGGAAATGGTTGCACGCAATCGGGAGTCACCGCGTATCCTGGCCACCACTTGAGCAGGGGAATACCCGGAGTAGAGGTTGTCCCCGGCTACTCCCAACCGAGCCAGTCGTTGGGCATCAGCCACCGGAACAGCACTGGGAACCGTCCTGCCTGCCAGTCTCCTGGCCGCATTGAGTGCCCTGGGGGCATTGCCTCCAATCAAGGCACCGGCAACTGCCCCTCCTATCCGTTCCCCAGTGGTTGGAGAGGATGAACCAAGAGGATTGGGGTCAACGGCTCCGGCAACTCCTCCGACAGCAGCGCTGGCAAGTTCCTTCCGGCCAAGCAGGTCGGCGTAGGCCACTCCCAGTTCCCTTGCGGTCTTGAAAGCCCCCGCTCTCCCTGGACCACTATTCCTGAGAGTAGCCAGCCAGGCATCCCTGATGACATTCAATGGAAGCCACCCCAGATTGAGGGTTGTGGCTCCAGCCTTCAGGGCTTCAACCCCAAGAAGTTTGCTCGCAATCTGAAGCCCTGCGGGAAGGGCGCTGGAAGGTACATTCCAAAGATTGGTATACGCCTTGTCTACATAATATTCAACAGGCTTCCCATCTCTCCAGACCGTGAATACCTCATCAGTAGGATTCCTGACTGCACGGCGAGGGGCGGGTGATCCTGGAGTAGTGGCGGGTTGTACTTCCCTGAGTGCGCTATCCAACTCGGGCAGGACTTGCCGGTACTCCTCAAGGGTCTGGGCAATCTTGTTCCGCTCGACACGGTTGATGACCCCGGAAGACTGCCCTACCAGTGAAGCCACAGGGGACTGGCGATTGAGCGCGGTTCCCTCCTGACTCATGTGATCAAGGAACCTATCCTGTACTGAAAGGTTTATGCCCTGCCCTTGACCCCCTGAACCCTTTGTGGCAAGGTAATTCTCAACGTCATACCGGACATAATTCGGCATGTTGGCCTTGTAGAAGTCATACTCCTCCTGAGACCAGAGACCCGCTTCCAGTTGTTGCAGCCTCAACTTGTCATTGGCGTCCGCAAGTTGCTGTGCAGCGGCCTTGACCCGGGGGGCAAGTGTAGGGTCCAGGGAACTGTTAAGTAGGGAATCCTCTATCTGCCGCATTGGTGCAGCCTTGAGTCCCTCCAGGTTGGTTACCTGGGAAGTTCCCGGACCAAATCGGGTGGATTGAAGGGTAGTCACATCAAAGGTGGACCCCCCCAGCCGGTCATCCACCATTTTCTGCACAGTTGCCAATTCAGCCGCGGTAGGTACACGCCCCTGCGCTGTGGCCCTTGCAGTAACCCTGTCGGATTCCACCATGCCAAGGGTCATCGTTCGTTCAAGCAAGTCCACCGCGGACATGTAGGCATCAAGTACAGGCATTTCCGCTTTGGTAAACCCAGTGATTGCAGGAGCAATGTTGTCTTGCACGAACTGGGTCGAGGCGTTCAGGCTTCCCGGAAGCAGTCGTGCCCGCTGGTACGCACTTTCACCGGAGTACCCTGCACCTTCTGCGGCTCTTGAAACATTCCTCAAGGGTTCCAGCCGGTCAAAGAGCATCCGGTTCACCCGGGTGCCCAGGTTGAGGGTCAAGGCATCCAGTTCCTTGTTGGTGTTACCGGGAGTGCGCTTGCCAATTGCGGCTATCTGTTCGCCAATGATGTCCCGGCCAGCTTGGTAGGGAGGTTCCACAACTCCTGCGCCAGGAATTCTGAACCCCTGGCCCCCTTCCCTCCCAAGGGCTTTCCTCAAGGCTCCCGGAACCTGGGACCCTATGACGGCACCGGTTGCGGCTCCGGAAAGCCTCTGGCCTAGGGTGGGTTCCTGAGGAGTACCAGCGTTTGCCCCTTGATCCTGAGTTCCCGGAAGCCCTTGGGAAAGGCCTTCCGGGTTCATGAACCCCGTGACTCCTCCCACAGCAGCACCGGCCGCTCTTTCTGCCCCTGGGGCCTTGGGAAGGAACCGGTCTGCAAGGCCCCCGAGGGAAGCCCCCATCCACTGCTTGGTCTCCGCGTTCTGGATCATGTTGAGGGAGGTGGGGAAGATGGATAGCGCCAGGTAGGCCTCCCTCGCCATATCTCCTGCCGGATGCATGAACCGAAGTCCATCATACCCAGCAAGAGCAAGCACTCCTGTTGCAAGATTGGGTTGCTGCATGGAAGGGGAAATGGCATCTGTTGCCACTCTGGAGGATGTGGGAAGAAGATTATTGATGTACCTGACAAGAGCGCCCGGATCATTAGGGTCAGCAAACTTGGAGGCCTTGAACCCCTGCTCCAAGTCAGTACCCGTCATGACACGTTCAAGGCTACTTAACCCATTACGCCTCATCGTATTTAGTGCGGAAGCAATGGCCTCAAAATCTGGAGATGTGAGATTATTCACATCAAGAATGTCAAAGGTGTTGGGTACCCGAACTTGCCGGAGTTGCCCCGAGTTTCCGGCATATTGTTGAGCACTCTCCCGAGCATCCGTTAGGTATAGCCCTATCCCATCCCTATCGAAAGGGTTCAATGAAGAAGGGCTTACTGTGTCGTAGGGGTTTGGGGATCCGTGAAGGAATAACGTGCTGTTGCTTGCAGTAAGATCAGTCTTGGGAAGGTCACTTACTTTTGCCAAGGAATCACGGAGAGTCTTGATTTCAGGCTTGGATGCAAGGGGTTCCCATGCCCCTGCGCCTCGGGAAAATTGAGAGTTTGATGAGTTGAATACCGTGGCGTCCAGTAAATTGCTCACATCTGAGGGGTGGAAACCTGCATCAATCAAGGACTTGGTAAGTACAAGCCCCGTTTCCACACTTTCAGTTTCCTGAAGCTGTCGCAATGGAACACGCCCCGAAGAGACAGGAATCTTTCTCAAGGTCTCCAAGGAAGTGTTTGTCTGTGCGATAGCGTCTTCAAGTTGTGTACTAATGGACGCTACAAGCAATTCATTATCACGAGCCAAGGTTCCGGCCCCCGGAATACCCAAGCTCGCTTTGTCAAACAACCCTCGTGTAGCATTCCTTACCACCCCCAATCCCTTGGAGAGGGCTTTCCCTGTGAGGTCTCCCAGAAGCTGCTCCCCTCCTGAAAGGGGGGCCTTGAGACTGGCCCCGAGGCCAATCATCCCCGGCAAGGTCACATCACCTACCACGGGAAGGGTTGCAAGGGGTTGCTGGGCAGAGTCAGGAAGGGTGGCCTTGGCAGTTTCACTAGCCACTTCAGAGTAGGCATTGAAGGGAACTGCGGAGGCAAACCCTGAGGCTGCTCCTCCCACAATATTCATCCCGGTTCCGACGGGGTCCTGGAGGATGTTTCCTTGCCCCATGGTGGCTTGCGCCTGCCCAATGCCTCCCAGGTATTTGGAAGCACCCGTCAGTACACCCCGCGCTGCGTTTATGGGCACGGTGGCTAGGGGACTCTGCACCACGTCCCCGTATTTGGTGGGAGTGGGGGAGGTATCAGGAAGCATGGAAGCCAGACCTGAGGCCCCTTGGCTTGCCAGGTTGAAGACATTGCTCTTGGCAAAGTCCGCATTCAGGAAGGCATTCCCAAACTGGGTTGCCGTTTGCTTCAGTTGATCTACTAGTCCCTGGCCGGGAAGAGGGGCGTTGTACTGATCAGAGAGAACCTGAAGCCTTGAAGCCCTAAGCCTGGCTTCCTCCAATGAGGCATCCATTGTCTGGGAACTCCGCGCCCCGTAGACCGCGGAAAGTTCATCAGGCAGGTTCTCTATAGGTACATAATCAGAAAACCCCTTACCCATTAGGTTCCCTCAAACACCTTGTACCCACCAGCAATCTGGGACCTCCGGTTCTCGGAGGCCTTCTCCTCGGGGGTGAGGTAGGGGGCCATGGACTGGATACGGGTAAGGAAACGGGGGTCCTTCACCTGGTAGAGAAGGTTGGTATCTGCCCTGGGCCTTGTAGACCCTCCCACGGGAGGCCCTGAGGTCTGCTCATCTATTGCAGAGACAATCCGCTTCTCCATGATGGAGGCTCTCTGGATGATTCTCTCCTGGAGTGAGTTGAGGTCTTGCATTCCATGCTTTCCTAGATACTGGCCTGAGCCAACTCCGACACCACAACAACCGTCTTGCTGTCCGCGGAGGTTTCCTTCTTCTCCGGCTTGATGTACATGCTGTACTCATCACGGAACCTGCGCTCAAGCAACCACCCGTACCGCTGCCATTGGTTGGTAGGGGCAATCTTGAGTTGGTTCATCCAGTAGGCTTGCAACTCGGACTCTGCCTTGCCGAGCTGCATCATGTAATCGGCATACACGCTAGTACATTCATTGTCCTCAGTGACATCTGCGGTACCCTTGGACATCCAGGTGTAGTGCGCCCTGGGAGAAACCCCACAGGCCACCGCTGCCCTATTGGGGTGCAGGCCATCCGAGGTGACGCGGTCAACCACCTTGGCAATGAGTTCCTTGGTGCAAAGTACCGGCCGGCGAACTGGGGGCATAGGTTACTCCGTAAACACAACGAATCAGGGGGGATGGTTTGGGGTTACATGGCCCGGGAGGCTAGGTCAGGGCCAGGTCTTGGTATCCCTACTCCGCCCTGGATGTTCAACCCGCCGGGAAGTCCTTGGGGATTAGGTGCCGTGGGGGCTATGGGAAGACCCATCCCCGGAGCAAGTTGCCCTCCCCCCATCACCTGGAGCATGTCGGGTCCGGCACCCGGAACCGGGCTTTGGGTTGGGGTAGGTGCAGCCAACGGCATCCCAGGTGGGATGGGGCCTTGTGGAGGTCCCCCAGAACTAATGGGTACCCCGTTAGGACCCAGTACAAACCCCGCAGCTCCCGCAGCAGAAGAGACATCCGGCAACCCTAGCTCCTTCCTCACCACAGCAGTTGCTTCCTCCGCCGTGAGGTACCCCATCCTTACCGCGGCCCTAGCCATCCGGGGAATTGCCACCATGGGGTTCCTGAGCATCTCCTCAGTGGCTATCTGCTCTTCCTCTTCCTCAGGATCTTCAAGGCCTAGCCCTTCCTCCCTATGCCTCCGCATGGAGATGGCCTTGGCTTGTACCTGGTTCAAGGAAGCCTCCTGCCTTTGGATCTTGTCAACAGGAAGAAGGGGTTGGAGTTCCAGAGTCAAGTCATACCTGCCATCAATCAACTCTGGCTTGAGCCACAGCCAACTGGCCCCCTTCCCCTTGGAATCCCCATTCCACCAGATAGGCACACCCTCCTCAAACCGATGCTCCACCTGCCACCACAACCACTTGATCATGGTTGATACACAGTTGGTGGCGTTATCAAGCACCGGGGCAAGGGCCGTCTTTGCCTGGGCAATGAGCTGGGCGGCAAGGTACCCGGCCGCTCCTGCACTAGGCATGTCCCCCCTCATGATTGGGGGAAGGCCAAGCAGGTTACTCAACTCCGTCAAGTCATTCTTCAGGCTCTCCAGGATGGTCACCGTGTGCTGGGGCCATACCACGGGTTCTATCTTCTGCCCCGGGTACAACTCATAGCCCCTACCCATCTCCAGGGCAAAGGACCCCATGAACCCGGAGGAACTTCCGCTGGACCCTGTTGCTGCTGCTGCTCCTGCGGCCCCGGTATTCAGGTCAAAGATGCCGCCCTCTGGAGTAGTCTTCTGCCAAGCTGGAAGACTGGCCCACCTGGCCACAATCATCTTCATGTTGATCAGCTCATCTATGGCGTCACAAATCCGCATCAGGCGGAAGGCCACAGAGACTCCCTTGTGCATGGGATCAGGCATGGAGGAATCCATCCCGTTGAAACAGAAATAGGGAAGCGGATGCCAAGGAGGGCCAATGGAGTACCCGCAATCAACACGGTGTCCATCAACCTCAACCACCCACACCACATCATTCACCAACCGGGGGCCTAGCCCGGGGATATTCTTCACCCTCGGCTCATCAGCAGCAGCCCAGTAGGAAACCACCTCACAAGTCCCCACCAAACCTGGGGGCAAGTCCTTCAGGGGATAGGCTTCCCCGTACTCATACTGGGAATCCATGCCCTCCCTGATCCCATACTTGGGAAAGATTTCCCTCTTCTCCCGCCTATCTACCTTGAGGACCTCGGCAATCCTCTTGTCCCTGCGGACTTCAAAGTAGGTAAGGGTGTCTACCCGGTTGATCTCAAAGGGAAACTGGGCCGTACTCTTCAGGAACTTGTCCCGGTCCTTCTGGAACTGCTTGTACCCACCATCCCCCTGATACTGGTCCGCATCAGGATGGCCGGCAAAGTTGCTCCACCTATCTGCTCGTGGAAGGAACTCCCAGATGGCCCTTCCATCCCCCAAGGCAGCCTCCATCCCCAACCTGAACCAGTCTTCCCCAGCTTCCTCCGTCATCCTTGAGGGCCTGCCTGGCCTGCCCAGGAATGCGGCCCTTGTCCACCTCTCAAGGAGAGCCGCCCTCTCCTGCTCCTTCTTGGAGTTCTCATCATCGGGGATTACCCGGAGGTTCCGGTCTCCCTGGGAGAGGATGGAGGCCTCCCTCTGGATCACATCCCCGAGGATTGCCTGTCCTGCCCGCAACGGGGGCTGGGAACTCCGGTACGGGGTAGGAACATAAGGGGTCTGGAGCAACTTGCGCCTATTCCTGACCCCTATCACCAAGTCATCATAGGAACTAGGAGTATCCGGGCCAGAGGTAGTGGAATACATGGTGGTGGAACCCCCATACATCCTCCGGCGCTCCTCGATCCGGGCGCGGATGACCTCATGGGAAGGTAGTTCCAACTTGACCCCAGGAGGCGGGGCCATCTCTCCAGCACTAGCCACTATTCACTCCAGTACCAGTCACTATCCACTCCAGTACCAGCCATCATCCATCCCCCTCAAACCGCCCCAGCCAGCTCCCCAAGCCGGGTCAGGGCATCCCGGTCCATGGCCCCCTGGGGAGTACCAAACATTGGTTCCCCTACCTCAAAATCCCCCAGACTCTCTGCCAGCTTCATGGTGAAGGTTCCCAACGGCCTCCGGCTAAGGGCCATCAACCCATACCTCAGCGCATCATAGGCATGGTCTTCCGTCCGGGTATTCACATCCTCCACCCTCCGCTCGTCATACACCATGTTGGGGAGGGTCCTGATGAGGTTCTCACAGGTACGGAAGATGCGGAGACCGGGAATCTGGGGACCAAGGGGAGTACCATCATCCCCCGGCCCTAGTAGCAAAACGTCCGGGGCCAGGTATTCATGCACCCTCATCTTTCCATGCAACCTATTGTTCTTCGCCGGGATCAAGGCCAACCCCTCCCTGCCATAGATATCCGCCGGAGAGACCTCATTCTCCCCCTTCTTGGCCCACATGGAAGGATCAGCAATATAGGTGACCCTGGCTCTCTCGGAAGGTGTCATGGCCTTGAGGATTGCCTGGGCCTGGAGCTTGTCCCTGTTGCCCGGACCATAGAGTTCCCGGTACACGATGACCCTTAAAGACTGGGGGTCCTGAGCCATCCACAAGGCGCAGAAGGGGCTATTATACCCATAGTCAATTGCTACTATCCGTCTCCAGTCATCAGGAATCTTGTGGGGTACCAGCACATGCACGGCTGGCTCAAACTCCGTGAAGACCTGCCCCTCAAACACATCCCATGACCCATTGAGCCAAGCCTTCTTCAACGCTTCGGGCAAGGCCTTCAACCTAGCTATATACCTTGGATCAGCATTGGTAAGGGCCATGTTGTCAAAGACCCTTGAAGGGATGAAGGCCATGGTAAGCCCCGTGTCCTTCTCCTTCACCGTGACATTCCCACTGGGGAAGGGGTCTATGAACCGCTTCTTCACCCACCCATGGCCCACTCCCCCAGGGTTCCCGGTAAGCCTCAACCTGGTAGGGATATCAACTCTAGAAGACCGGAGGCTCCCCGTGATGGAGAAGTACTGGCTATCCGTGAATTGGGTGGCCTCCTCAAAGCCCACCGTGTGGTACTGGGCACCCTGGTACTGGCGTCTATCTTCCTCTTCCTTGCAATGACCGAACTCCACCATGGATCCATTGGGAGCAGTGAATCTCCGGTACTGACCGTGCCAGGCCCACTTCTCTCCCACAAACTCCTGCATCCGGGACACGGCTCCACCGGCCTTGATGAGGTCTACCCATTCCCTTCTCAAGATGAGATGATTAGACTTTGCATATTTGGAAGCCCTAAGAATCATGTAGGCAACCAGGGCATCCGTCTTGCCCCCACCTCTAGCGCCTCCAAAGAGGACCTCATCCTCTGTCCGCTCAAGGAAAGCCATTTGCCGGGGCTGGGCCTGCCAGGTGAAGGAAGAGGGGAGGGAGGAAGAG